GACTTGAATAGAGCCACCCATTAACGGCTCCTCCATCTACATTTATTTGTGCATCAGAGGCACATAATACTATATCGCCAGCAATATCCAGCTCCTTCGTTGGAGCAGTCGTTCCGATGCCGACGTTTCCACCGGTTTCTATGACCATTTTCGGCAAAGCAAAGCTGCTCGTCGGAGAAAATACAAACGCATTGCTCAGGCTGTAATCAACGCCAACAAACCAGTCCGCGTTTGTATTAAAGTGAATAGCAGCATCATAAGGGTCGTTAGGACCAAGGCGAAGCGTATTAGCCTCGCCTGACTTGGAAAGGTGGAGCAAGGCGTAGGGACTCGACGTGCCGATGCCTACGTTGCCGGAACCGAGAACAGTGATAAGATTCGTACTTAAATTGTTGACCTGCAATACCGTCTCGGCATCTGCCAGCATCGCGACCCCCGTGCTCCCGTTCGACTTCCCTCCCCTGAGAAGGATTGCAGGAACAGTGTCGGTTGGATCGGTGACACCAATTAACCCAACCAGAGTCATACCAGAAATTCCAGCCGCGTCTGACGCGCCGTAGATCAAGCCCCCGCCATCAGCGGCGTTTGCGTCGCGCACGTAGAATAGCGCATCTGTTGGCAGCTCGTTAGTGATTCCGTGAGCCACTCCCGAGAATGAGATTGCGAAGCCATTGTTTGTGGTCATCTTCAGGTCGAGCAACTTCGACGGACTCGACGTGCCGATGCCGACGTTGCCGTCGCCCCGAAGGACCAGCACATCGTTCACCTGAGTGCCTGAACCGCTTGAAATATCAAACGTGAGATTGTTGCTTGCGGCTGTCCCTGAGTAAGTCGCGGATACAGAGTGAATGAAGTTGGCATCGAGTCCAATATTGATGTGATCGGCTCCCCCCCCTGCGCCTTGCACGTGCAGGGGAGCCCCCGGGCTCGCTGTGCCGATACCGACGTTGCCGTTACCGATGATAACAAGAGCATTGGCGTTATTGATAGACGCATCCGACGATTTAGTCGCAATTTTAAGGATTCCTGCGGTGCTGGCGTCAGTCCCATACGCAGCGAGTTGGCTGATATTAGAACCCTCAAAAGACAGCTTTGTGACGTTAGCTTCATTTACAAGGTTGTTGTCAGATGAAACAATAGCGCCACCCACAGTGAGTTCCCCTACAGCATCCACCGACACGACCTTGTCAGGCGTCCCGTCGCTCGCGCTCAACTCGCTGTGTCGATGTAGAGTATCAGCCATCGAGTTGTCGGTGAGGGTAGCCGTAACGGTGTTCAGCAAAGCCATCGTCCCGGTGAAGGCGACTCCGCCAAGCTGGAAGTTAGTGGCCGTGGCTACATTTAGAGTGCTAGCCATATGCACCGCACCGTCAATGTCAACGATGTCTAAGTTGGCGGTGCCATCAATGTCTGCATCTCCACTCACATCGAGAGATCCCGCATCTAGCTCTCCTGTTAGGGTGATGTTTCTCAAGGTGGAAATATCCTTATTGCCATCTACGATTAGAGCCTTATTGGCAATGACTGTGCCGGCCGTAATATCATCGATAGCCTCTAGCTCAGCCTCGGCAATAACCGCACTACCAAGAGTTAAAGCATTCCCTGTAATTAACCCTGAAACCGTAATAGAGGATGCTGTAGTGACCGCCAGGGCCGAAGTCCCCGCCACCGTAAGACCTGCGGCACCTACCAGCTTCAAGTCGTCGGCACTCTCGTCCCAGAGCATATACGCATCGGCGGTGTCCCCCCAGAACTTCACGTCATGCCCGGTGCCGTTGACTCCTACGGTAAGAGTGCCGGCGAAGGTGGACGCCCCAGTCACCTCCAGGGAGCCGTGGACTATCTCGGTGACGATTACCGAGGCGTTTAAGGTAAATGGCGTTGAGTCTGGATTACTCAGCAGCTGCGACAGGGTCCAGCGATTGGCGTCTGCGTTTATTCGCGAGACGTTAAGGGCATCCTCAGAGGTCGGGTCCTCTTCGGACCAGCGAGTGCCGAGGGTCACATAGCTATATGGATTGGATGCCATTACTCAAGAGCCTCCGTTAAGAACTCACGGTGCGGACCAGGGGGAAGGAAATCGAGGACCTCGGCGTTCCCTTCCCACCGATGGCGGTATATTACCCGCCTGTTGTTGGTGGACGATATGGCAGGACCCCACTCAACCCGAGAAGTGGGGGGGTCCAAGCTGTTTAAGGCGGTCACTCGCACCGCGGCGACGGTATCACCTGCCAGATCCACCGTACTCCCCCCCGGGGGAAAATCCACCTTCTTTGAAGGAAGCAGGGCCCTTTTTTCTACCTCTGGGGACACCACCAGCCGCAGGTGACGATCCAATTCCTCAAACTGCGTCATCAGTAAACCCCCATATCGGGCCCACAGTGAGATATGGCCGAATAAATGTCATTCTCCTCCACTCGGCCTGAATATAAGCAGCACCAGCCGCTCTGTGCTCTTTCAACGGCAGTCGCGGCGTCATAGGCCGGGTGGTCATCAGGACAACAGCGCCCCACCGGCTTGTAAGAAATCGGCATCTCCTGCATTTCAATACGGACTTGCGCCTTCTCAACATCGACCTTAAGCCCGGTCACTTCCCAGCGAACGAAGTTAAGCCGCTTAAGGCCGGCGGCAGCACTGTGAGCAATGGCGACCGTCTGCGCCTGTGCTCTGACCACCGTTAAATTGCCGTTTGTCGCTACGGCAGTGACCTTGACGACCTCCTTGTCACTTACGAGGAGATAGTCATCTTCCCGAAAACAAAGCCCCGAAGAACACTCGAACACCGTAGAGGCATCAGTCTCAGCATTTGTCAACGTTCCAAGCTGAATCGGCCGCTTGGACGACGGCAGCCAGGGGTGATCAAACCAAGCCACATCCCCGAGCTCAACGTTAATCGCATTCATAAAGGTAGCGAATTCGATCACATAGCGCCGTTCAGACCGCCACTCTTCAAGGTGAGTTAAGAAATGCCCAGCCGTGGTTGAATCGCCAATCAAATCAGAAGAAAAGCCGCCGATGGCGCGAAAACCGCGGGTTTCTTCCCCCAGCGGGTTCGTCGTCTTATATCTCAGCTGCGACCTCTTCATAGCGCCGGTGAGATTCGGCCCTGCATAGTAGGTCGTCCCGGCGTTAGCGTCATTGACCCCGAGCGCGTGCGTCAGCGTCAGCTGTGTTTCCGAGGTGACAGCTGAAACCGTGTAATCTTTATCCCCGACGACGTAAGCAGTCTCGCCAACACCAACGCCATCAGTGACGAATTCCGCAGAGGCGTCTGTGAGCACGCCTGTACTGCCGACGACGGAACAGGTGCCTGTAACCCTGTGCCGGCCCGTGGCAGTTTCAAGGGCGGTGTACTCACCTGTGCCGCGATCCTTGCGATGCTTCAATACCACGTCATTGATTATGTCACGGGTGGGGGTCTTGCCGAACGCTATATCGGGCTCCCAGAGGTGCTGGGGTTCTTCGGGGTTAGCGACCGCAATGTGTTCCGTACCGAGAAAGGCGTGGTCAGGCGTCCGGTCTTTCTCCATCGCCACCATTTTCCACTTGCCCTCGAAGGACATGAAAATGTGCATCCCGGCGGTGAACCCGAAATTGTTTAACCATTTTATCTGATCGATGGTATCGTCTTCGCTGAACCTGAACGACCAGCCGGTGCGAGCCGTGGCGGCCGTCGCCACGGCGGCTGCATCCACGTTAGCGGTTGGCAGCTCCAGAAGTGCCTTACCGCGTAGGGCCGCCCCGAGAACGTGAGCCGGGTTGTCCAGAGCGGCCCCAGAGCTGGAAAGGACCAAGCCGTCGGCATAATTCGTTGTGAGGTCTTCCCACCCGGTCACTTTTTGATGGATCGACAGTTCCTGCCGGTCAGTGGTCAGCTGGTCGTCAAAGGTCACCTCAAGGTAAATCTGCTTGATAGCAGCAGAAGCAGACCCGGCAATCTGCACCTCATACAGCTCGAAATCCCAATCGTCGGCGTGGTCCGTCGCGAAATTGCTTAAGGTAATGGTCTGGTTGCCAGTGACCGACCCAGCCGAAAAAATACTAACTGTTTTATACAGAATAGCGTAACCAAATGTGCCGGCCGCATTGATCTGTATCAGCCCAGAAATCACCGTCCCCAGCTTCGGCACACCCCCGATCTTAACGTCAAGGTTGTCGTCGCCGACAACTGAGACCGACGTGCTGTTATCTCCATCCATTACCCGTGGATAAAGTGCCACGTCGTTCGTCCCAGACGGTAGAACGGGATACAGCCTCATTTCTCGCCGGCCGTCGGTGACGGTCAGGGTTTCGTCGCTTTGCGTCGAATTGACGATTTCAGCGTATCGGCGAGCGTGGTCGTAATACTGAAACGCCACCCCATAAGCGTCACATCGCTTGCCGGCAGTGTATTCTCGAAGGAATCCATTGGTCGTTCTACAGGGTGCGAGAAAGGCAAAAGCACCGGCGTCGTCATGCGGCCCGACGTTAAGGGCCCCGACCGCCCAGGGGAGGGGTAAGCCAAGGGCATCAAAAGGCGCATCGGGATACTCGATAAGGGTGATTAAGTCTCTCGGGAAAGCCTGAAAGTCCTTATCGCTGCCGTCGATGCAGTCGAGGACCCAGTTTCGTATATCAAAGGGAGTGTCTTCAATAACTGACCGTGCAATCTGCACAGCGTCCGACTTCTCTTCATCGCCATCGGCGTTAACGAACGAGACATACAGCCGCACCTCGTCATTTTCCAGAAAGTAAGTGTCGCCGGTGTTGCTCTCGACGCCCTCATTTCGGATGGCGGCCTGTAGCGTTGCCACCGAAGCAAGACCCCCGCCCATCTTTATGCGGTTCCATGAGACCCTTAAACCATCTGGGACGAAGCTGTCGGTGTAGACCTTCGTTGACAGCGTGTATTTGCGAGAGCCAAAATACAGCGTAGCCGCCGCATTCGGTGAATCGGCGTCCACTTCAAGGAGCCAGACGATTTGAACCGCATCCTTGACTTTTTCAGCCAGAGCTTTGGCCGAAAGGGTTTTCATGCGCTCATGTCCTTGGCGAGGCGTAGCCGCCCGAACCAGAGATTTTTACGACGACGAAAGTCGGGCAGGCCGCTTATATAGTGCATGTTGGTGAAGGCGGTCCCGTTCCCGTCTGTAAATGTAAAAGAGCCAGACGACCAGCTCACCGTGTCCTGAATAAAGTCGCGTAAAGCCTCATAATCGGTATTTGAAAGGCAGTATTGCAAGGTCTTATCGATATGATCGGTCGAGCCGTCCCCCAGGTCGGCCGTCTTCACCGCTCCACCCATCGTCCGCCCCACGAGCATTGGGTAAGTTTCCCCCGGGTCCTCGGGATATAGAGCACTTGCAATGGTGACTGTGGCGCCTGCTCCCACTGGGTTAAATATGTTTGTCGGCATTTTTAAAACGCCCCTCCCCGCTCTCTTGCTGGGCTCGTGACGGGCGAGTCACCTTCACGCCGGTTGCGGGTTATGCGTGACAGCGCCACCTCGACGAGGTCCTCGATTTCGCCCAGGTCGAGAATATCGCCCAGGGAAAGTTTGCCGGTAAAGCGGATTACATCTGACAGAGGCACGTCCACGCGGGTCGCTGAGGTCACATCGACCACACTAGCCCAGGAATGCACGCGACTGGCCTGCAAGCGAATGACCTGTGAAGCAAACACAGGAATTTGTTGCGGGCCGTAACCTCGGGCTCGGTCCTGACTGCTTGTCCCGCCGAGTGTAACGAGTTGATTCCAGTGAGTGACTCCAAACTGTGCGATTGAAGCGGGGTCGTTGAACTTAAAAACATCGCTCCATGATCTGTTGATTTTGCTCTCCAGCTTTTCCACAGCGATTACATCGTGCCAGCCTGTGAACGACCGCGCGCCTTCGACGTCGCCGCCCATCCCATACTTATTATCGAGGTGAACGGCTTCCCACCAATCGCGCACGATTCTGTTCCCCGGCGCCAGCTTTTCGACAGCAATTACATCTTTCCACCCTACGAACGACCGCGCGCCCTCACCTTCACCACCCATGCCGTACTTGTGCCTTAGATGGACAGCTTGCCACCAATCGCGAACGATACGGTTACCCGGTCCAAGATTCTCGGTGTTGATTACCTTAGACCAGCCAGCCAATGTGATTGGCGTGAACTTAAAAACATCGCTCCAGGATGTGGATGGCAACTTCGCCAGCCCTGTATATCCAACGTCGCCAGCGTCAATGATGTCCCCATACCCATTGACCCCAAATTTGCTCCATCCAGCCTTTTTGAACTCAATGGCCCAATTCCACGACTTGGCCGGGAGCTTATCCAGATCCTCACCCTGCTCGATAATGTTAGTCCATCCCCCCACCCCAAACTCACTCCAAGGGGAAGCATCGAAGTTAATGGCCCAGGCCCACTGCTTAGTCGGGAGCTTATCCAGACCCTCACCCTGCTCGATAATATCCGTCCAGCCTCCCACTCTGAATTGGCCCCACGTAGAAGCCTCAAACTCGATGGCCCAGTGCCACTTCTTCATCGGGAGCTTGGTTAAGCCCTCCCCTTGCTCGATAAGATCACCCCATTCTCCCACCCCAAACTGGCCCCATGACGAGGGAACGATATTGATAATGTCGGATGCTGGAACATCTACGGCCGGGATTTCGACCGCCGGCAAGGTAACAGCGGGGGCTCCCCCAGAACCCGGGGGAGGGGCAGGGGCAGCGGTCCCATCAGCAGGAGCCCCGGTAGGGGGAGCGGCCCGTAGGGCCCGCAGGGCAGCGGCCTCCTCACTGGCCAGGGCCTTTATTTGTTTCCCCAGTGCAGCGATTACCTTGGCCTGCTCGATGGGGTCAGCCCCGGTCTGTGCAAAAGCCCTCTGTGCGTCCCGCCTGAGCGCCATTTCTCGGGCATCATAGGTTATTGCCACGGACCGATCCATCGTATTCGCCAGATCACGGGCCGCGTTGTTCATAGAAGAAAAAGCATCCTCGACACTAAGCACGCTAACAATCGCCTCCTGCCACGTCATGCCGAGATTGAGGAGGTCTGTTTGAAGTTGTTGGGCGTTTGTTCCCATTTGATCTAGCGCAGGCGCAACATCACTGCCCCACTCTGCAGGGTCAGCCCCCCAGTTCATTTCCACCAGACCGGCGAACCTCATCATTTCCGCCACTGATTTAGCTATGTCGTGCCTTTGGGGGGGGCCCTGTCGATCGTCTTTCTGTGGAATGATTGTCTTTTGATCAAACCATTCTTGAATTCCTTCTGTCACCCTCTCAAGGGAGGCCTTATGAGCCTCTGGATCTAATTGTTTGGTTAAGGCTTCGCCTATCGGGCGAGCTGCCGCCTCGGCCTGCGCGACGGTGTTGATTGTCCTTTGAAGAGAATCCGCTGCCTTTTGTGCTCCCGCTGCAAAATGATTAACAGCAACTGACAATAAATCCGTGGCTAATTGAGCCTTGGTGCCACCTGTTGCAAAATTACCCACAGCCGAAGCCATCGCCCCCAGCTGGCTATTAAATTGTCCGATTACCCCGCTTAATGCGGAGTAAAGCCTTTTTTGGTCGGCCAGCTCTTCTCTTTGCTCTGCTATTGCTTTTGTGCGGTCTTTTTCCGCCGCGCGGGCCGAAACGGTTTCTCGTTTAAGGGCGGCCTTGATTCGTAAGTCAATGTCAAACTTTTTAAGCTCGGCGACGTGAGTATCTTCCATTATCGCCAGGGCGGTTGTTCCCGTATCGTTCACCAGCGCCCGCTTAACTTCAAATTTCTGTGCAACAACTATCCCCTCGCGAGTCGTCTTTGTAGACGCCATTTCCTGCCGTTCCAATAGGGCAAGCTGCTCGGTCAACTCCCCCGTGGAGCCCCTAAGCTCAGAGAGCTTTGTAGTTATCCCTTCAGTGGGTATAAAGGGGGCTTGGGGTTGGTCTATTGCTGTGCCTTTAGCCCAGTCGATGCCGCGCTGCTGAGGTGCACCCTGGAAGCCGCCCATGAAGCCGCCCTCCCTGCCCCTGGGTAACACAAACCCAGCCTCTGGGCGTTCGGCGCCGAACCTTGCTCCCTGGATGCCTTCGGGGCCAAAACCTTTCACGGTGATTCCAGACCCGCTTAACCCGCCGCCAATGGTAAGGCCGCGGGCCGCTCTCTGTTCAAACGTTTCTTCCCTTGCCGGCATGGGGCCCATACCCCGGGCCTCCTTAATAAAATCGTCCCATGCCTTTGTGGCCGCTGCTAAATTTGCGGCATCAAGGTCGGCTAACCTCTGTTTTTCTTTGGCTACTTTCGCTTCCTCGACAGCGTCATAACTTGCAAGGAAAGCGGCCCGCAATGCGTCGAGCGAGGCCGACTCTCCTTTAGCCGCCTGCAATTCAAGCGCCTCCCTTATTATTTGAACGTTTCCCTTTTCAGTGTCCGCCCACATGGGCGCCCCTGAGAACTGGTCGGGCCCCACGCCCTGGGCCCCTCTTCCCATCCTTTTGTCTTCCCAGTCTTTGAACCCAGCGGCCCACCCTTCCTCCTTTGAGCCTATCTCAAGAGCTTGGCCAAATCGCGCGAACCCCGACTGCCCCCCGTAACGCCTGCCTCCACCTTTCGGTCCCGAATCCCAGGCAAACCCCTGACCCGCCATCCAGTCAACCGCCCCCTGGTCCTGCGGGTTCACCAGCAGCTGTGATCCAGGGACTATTTCCTCGGGAGGGGCATGCAGCCCTTTAGCGATTAAGAGCATAGCCGCGGCGAGTTTTTCGGTCATGCCAATAGCCTTGTCAAACTCAGTGATATAGAGCCCGATGGCGTCCGTCATCACCTTCCACGCCGATTCAACGGTGGCCTCTATTTGCCCATATTCGCTCGCAACCACCCCAGCTTGAGATTGCAACGCATCGATAACTTGAACGGCCGTAATCTTCCCCTCAGCGCCCAACTCTCGAAGGGCGCCGATTGCCACGCCCATACCGTTCGCTATCGCCATGGCAAGCCGGGGGGCCTGTTCAAGGACGCTGTTCAGCTCCTCACCGCGCAGCACGCCCGAGGCGAGCCCCTGCCCCAGCTGAACGACGGCGGCGTTAGCCGAGTCGCTGCTGCCGCCTGAGATTATGAGGGCTTGGTTAACGGTTTCAATAACGCCCGCCAGCTCCTGCTGTGAGAGCTTGAGGCTTTTGTTGGCGATAGAGAACTTTTGATATAGTGCCGTCGTCGACTCCATCGAGACGCGGGTGCGCTGCGATATGTCGAACAGCATTTTACTGACCGCCGCGGTCTCTCGTGCCGAGGAGGTGAATAGCTTTATGCGGTTTTCGTAGCCCTTCCAGGCGTCTGCGATCTTGACCACCTGCATCGCCATCGCTGCCCCGGCCGCCGCTGAGAACGCAGCACCGACGGCGCGAAGAAGGGGGGCCATGCGTTTAAGCGTGGAATTGGTGCGATTGAGGTCGTTATCGAGCTGTTTTGTGCCCCTTTGAACGTCTTTGCCGTCCCATGTGGCAACGACGCGGACGTTGGCGGTTGTGGCTACCATAATATCACTTAGAGGTCAGCTTTCGTATTTCCTCACGACACTGATCGTCATATATCCGAGTGTAACCACTGACGAATTTAACGGCTTGCCGCTCCTTGAAACTGAGCCGGCCAGGAGCACCAGTGAGCCCCAGTTCATGCTCAACCAGCCAGTCCAGGGCCATCTCAAAGAGCGGCGAGGTCTCTGCCTGGAGGTCGAGATATTCCTGGGTTTGCAGGGGGCATTCGTCACACGCTGAACCCCGCTCCGGGTCATGCCCGCATTCATCACCAAAACAGTCGGGCCAGTCACCCTGTGTCCGCTCCCGGTGAGCGCGGACGGCCCGCTTTAGTTTCCCACTTCGTCCTCGCTCAGGGTCGCCCGCTCCTCGAAATAGATAGCAAAGGAGGCTTTCCAGTTCGGGGGGATCTGCGAGCGCCATCCCTGTATATCTGGTGTCAGCGGCGTGCCGTCCGTTGCCTCTACGTTCTCCACGCGCAGGCAGGTAGCGTTGAAGAACTTAACCCGGGCTTCATGGGTGCGGTCCTTCGCCTGCCCCCGCACAACGACCGAGCGGCCTGAACTGAGCTTTTTAATCGCCTCGGCCATACCCTCATCGGTGTAGCCGGGAAAAATCGCTCGCACTTCCTCGTCACCGATGAGAATGTTAACCTCTATTTCCTCTCCCAGTCTGACTGCCATTTTAAGTCTCCTCGCTGTGAAGTTTTAGGGGGCTCCTTTTGATTCCAGCTTATTGATTGCTTCCAGCTTTGCCTCAACTATTGCGAGCTGGTTTTGCGCGAACGACGTATCCTTGTCCGCCAAATTCTCGCGGGCCGCGGTCAGCCCTCTCACCGAATGGCTGAGGCTACGGTCACCGCTGCTACATTTATAAACATCACCATAGCGATGCTCCGCCGTCCACGTAAGATGCGGCTCCTTCTCCTTCTTACTCCTGGCCTTTGCCATAGCTGCCTCCTCTACGCCATGTATGCGGCTTCTTCGTTGAACACGTCGAGATATACCGATTTGTGAACACTGGAGTCGTCGTCCATAATCTGCCAGTTAGTCCGATTGACAAGGGTCCCACCATCATCGGCAATTTCAACATCGATCAGCTGCATGACCGGAAAAATCAAGCTAAACCCGTGATAATAATTTTCGTCTGAACCTTCTGCTCCTCGCACAATCATTTGGAACGAATACTCAGTCTGAGATTGCAGGGCGTCGACATATGCGTCCTGCTTCTCTCCACTGCCGCCCTCGTAATCGAAGTCCAGCTGCAACGTCTGCGTTCGGCCGCTGCGTTGCCCCACTGCCAGGAACAGCCCGCCGCCGACTCGATACAGGTCGTCGGGACTGATATTGTTGGAGAAATCCCACGTTACCGACCGAAGGAGGTCTTTTAAGTCCACCACGGCCCCCGAAAGGTTGTAGACGGTGGTATCAAGGTTCTGTGTTCGGTTTGCTGCCGTCGCATAATCGACATTAAGGGCATCGGGAACAAGCCAAACCCCAGCCGTCGAGGCGTTTAGCTGCGTTTCAGCTGGTTCCGTCACAGCAGCGCCCCCTGTAGCAACAGTCCCCGAGGCAATAATACCGGCGGTCATGTTGACCATACGATTCGCGCCCCGAGTCACGCTCAGATTGAGGGTGTTCACCAATCCGCCGCTAAACTTGTTTTTGACCTCACTTGTTTTGAATTCCTCGAAAGTGAAGGAATTTAGTGCTCCGTCATTAGCCACCGGCGTACATGCGTGCTGCTTGACCGTGATGGCCGGTGTACCCGTGTCGGCCACCGCTGAGGCAACGGCCCCCAGGCCGAAAGCACCAAAATGCCCGAGCGCGAATGGCTTAACCCGATTAATGCCGAGGTCATACGTCACATGCCGGGCAAACACAACGGCGTCCGTGGCTTCCTCAAAGCCGCCGACCTTGTCGTCATCGGACACCACCTGGGAAACCTCACGAGGTATCCCCCCGATGTTGACGTTTATGCGGTTGTCGATTGTCGCGGCCGTGTCGTATGCAGTTTCCTTGGCAGCCGACGCGACCTGAATCACGTAGTTACGAGAGAGTGCCATCCTGTCTATTCCCTTTCAAAAAGGTCAATCGAAAACTAAAGTGAAGTCAACGGTTACCCCGAAACCAAGCACGGCCGCGCCTCGGAGGTTTCCTTCGACGGCACCACCACCGATTTCGGTGCTGGTATGTGTAACAATCACCGACCCTGCCTGTGCTTCAAGGAGGTCGGTGGGTACGTCGGCGAGCTGCTTCGTTGGATCGCCTTGCTGCCCCATCACGCGCTCAATTCGAGCCGCGAACGCCTTGACGGTCTTTTCTGTTTCGTCCTTTCTGCCGCCATCGGTTACCACCCATATACTCACTTCATACGAACGTCGAATTGAGCCAATCTGCTCGGTGCTTTCACCTGCACCATCCACTGTGACAGCGACAACGGGCAGCTCATTGGCGTTATATAGCCCCGCATGCTCACGGAATTCCAGCTCCCATAAAGCAACGTCCAGGGCGCCGGCGTCGTCCAGCTTTGTATCGGCTTGGAGGGCCTCGATAACATGCTCCGCGAGCACGTTATAATAGTCGTCAGTCGAGAATGCAGTCACAGGGGATTAACCGCTGTTTTGTGAAGTCGCCGAACGGCGATCTTAACCGCTTCCTGGGCGTCCTTCGGCGTGAAAAAGAGGAAGGGGCGCAGGCGATGCTGAAAGCCCGCATACAAAACGCCCTGTGGGCCCAGGGTGAGCTTTTTGGGGCTCATCCGAACGACCAGGGCCGCCCGTGGGCGCAGAACATTGTTATCCTGCATTACAGAGTCACCCGGCTTAACCCGCTTCCCAGAGGGCCGCTTACGGCCTTTAACCTGCCCCTTGCCGTGAATCTTCGGCACCCCACCAGCTGCCGGCACGAGAACCCCGTCTGTTTTGCGGCGATATTGTGGGGCGAAGTATTTCCACGTCACCCCCCGGTATGTGCCCCCGTGCCGTAGAGCTCGGAATGTTTTGTCGGTGACGGTCCTCATATACTGCGCGAATTCGCGCCAGACCGGCTTAACGTCGCCCCCCAGGCTTTCCTCGACCTTATCGAGAACATCCTGTAGCTCTTTGGTATCGATCCTGAGTTTAGCGACCACGGGCGGCTATCTTTCCAGCGTTGCCATGCCTGAGCGCATCACCGGCGGGCTCTGTTTAGCATCGTCGGCTATATCGGTGTATGGCCAGGGGGCTCGCGTGGCGACCCCCCCAGTGACCCCGAGGGTGTCCCGGGCCATATCAAAGGCGGCCAAGGCGGCTTTGTCCTCTGGGTTCCGCCTGAGAAGCAAAATCCCCAAGCCGCACGCCCAGTGTGTGGCAGCAGTGCGTATGAGGAGCGGCGTTCCAAGGTAAATTTGGGCGTTGTCAGGGAAAATCGCATACCCCGAGCCTACCCAATCGGGCGGGCCGCTGGCGTAGGTTATCACGTTTGAACTGTAGGCGGTGACCGAATACCAGGTGTTTTGATTCTCGACCCTGAACAAATCGTCAACGGCTGGGTTTCCGGTGCCGCCGTCAATGGTTACGGTCGTGTCACCGGCGGCGTGGTCGCTCTGGTTAACGAGCCAGTCAACGGTCTGTGCTGCAATGTTCGCAAACGGCGCCACCCCTGGGTAAACTGAGTCCACCCATGCCCGGGCCGCGGTCCTGAGCTTAATGTCCCGCTTTGCGGCCGTGTCGATTGGGCTCCCGGTCAGAGAGTCAGGCAGCTGATCGGTGAGGTCACCATCGCTGCAATAATACCGCGCCGGCATGGGTTATTCCTTTTTCGACCGAGGGCGTCCCCGCTTCGGTGCAGGGGCCGCCTTTGCCGCCTTGGCCGCATCAGCTACCGCTTGATCAGCTGCGGCCTTGTGGAGGGCCTTAACGGCCTCCTCGGCCTGCTTGTTCACAACATCCTCAGCTGTTTCGGTCGGGTCATAGCCGGGGACCGTGCCGTCACCATCCACCTCATGCACTGCATCGTCAAAGTCAGCGGCGGCGATTGTTAGCTTATTTCCGTCTTTTTTGCGGAGCACTGCAAGAACCGGAACTCCGAATTTCGTGCCATGCCATGCCATTGAGCGTCCTTCCATTAAGCCGGTTAGACCGGCGAGGGCTTTTTGAGCCGGCCGTGACCAATCCACCCCCGCCGGCGGAACCCCCCGCTTTCACGCGAGGAGAAAACAGCTTACCCCATAATGCGGCAGGCCAGCTCAGGGCGCGGGCATGAAACACCATACAACACGCTGAAACGCCATGTCGTCTGGAAATACTCCCGGCTCACTTCGAGCTGTAACGAGACGCCGGTCTGCGCGTCAGTGACCGACTCAATAATGTTCCCACCGCCGAAACTGTCAGGCGGTGCAGCCGGCGCAAACGCCAGAGCGAAAGCATTCCGGTGGAAGCCCAGATTGATCACATGATCGCCGGCGAAGGTCACCGCGGCGTTGTCAGCAAAGCCGCCTGTTGGAGCTGCCGGGTAAAAATTGATGCCGGTCAGAGCATTGGAGCCCGCTGTGAGGGTCCCGTTGGTGACCATGAAATAACCAGTGACATTTGCGACGGTAAAGACATCACCAGTCACCAGCGTTCCCGACAGAGAGGACTCATCAATCGCCATCGTGGTCGCGCCAGCGGATACGGCCGAGTTAATCAAGGCGGCCTTATTGGACCCATCCGTCAGTGTCCCGCCGGTGAACGTCGGCACATTCTGATTCATCAACCACCGGGCGCCCAGCTTGCGGCCGATTTCGCCCTCAATCACCCCACCCTGGTCGCCGCGCTGATCGGCCTGAGTGAACAGTGAGAGAGACATCGCATTCCCCTCGGCACTCTCATCCATGACCACGAAGCGGTCAGCCTTGGGGGCAAGGGCGGTGTTCAGGAGTTTATTTGCCCCACCCTGCCATGTGGAATTGAGCAGCGCAGCAGTGGCGAACGGCGTGGTGCCGGCCGTGCCGACGTGCTGGGCGACGCCGTTGGTGTTGTCGACTGCATCGTATGCGGATGCAAACAAGTCGGCGTCGATCTGATTCGCCAGGGCGCGGACGGCCTCAGCGGACTGGGTGTTGCGATAGCGGCCGTTTTCAATCTCATGAGCGTCTTTGTCGCTCATATGGAAATCGGTCTTTTTCCAATGGTCCAATTTGATCACCACCGACGTCGGCGTCTGATCGGTGTTGGCGGGCGGCGTAATGGCGGGCGTAACTGCCGCGGCCGTCTGTGCAACAGGAACGGGGATCGTCACCGTGTCACCAGGACGGCTGGCCGCGGACGTGTACCCCTGGTTTACAGAGGTGATCGTCGCGGCGGTCTCACGAAGCACCTCAAGTGCCTCAGTGAGAATTTTGGGAATGAGGGCTGTGTATGTATTAGCCAAAGGGAACTCTCCTTAAAAGGTTGGCGTTAACTGTTGGAAATGCAACAAACGCCCCTCCTGAGAGCCCCCCGGGCCCTTGACTGACCCCCCGGGCCAGTCGCGGTGGGATTACATCTGTTTATTCAACCGGCACTGCCGGCCCTACCGTGGTCTCCTTCTGGCGACGAAACCACATCGTCGGTGTATCCGTCGACCCGGGCCGTGCCATCAGTAATCTGCTGCGAAAATTTCCCTGAACGAAACTGCTCCCGGCTGATCACCCGAACCCCCCCGGGGCCCGTTTTCGTGGTGTCGCTGCCGCTTTCTCCTCCTCCGCCCCCGCTCGGGGCGAAGTAAAACGGCTTTAAAGCCGCCAGGGCCTCGAAGAACTCCGCAGGGCTCTCGTTCTGCCCTGCGTTTTTCGATGAGAGAACGGGCTGTCCATCTTCCATGCGGGTGAGCGCCCCGCCTTCGGCGACAAACTGCCCTTCGTAGGTCCTCACAACGTCATCAACGGCTTCGGCTCTCAGCCCCGCCTCTATACCGGCGGATTTGAGAACGCTGGTAACAGACACCTGCCGCAGACTGGCCGCCAGCTCATCGTGGGCCTCTTGAAGCGCCGTATAGCGCCTCTCGAAATCCTCAACCAGCTTTTTCTCTTGCACGTCCAGCGCCGAATCAATGTCCTTTGAATCTACCAGCTCCTTGCGGTCACGCTGCCGCTTAAGCTCTGCCGCTTCCGCGGCGTCCTCGGGCGTGACACCACCGAACCGCTCCAGCTCGGCACTTAAGGACGAATTGTTGCCGCGAAACTCAGCAACCTTCGCCTTTTCAGCGGCCAGCTCTGCCTGCAACTGCTCAATATCGACGTCACTTTCGGCCATTTTCTGCCCCCGGCAGATTGTCCCCGCCCCCGGCGTGGACATAAGTGGATAAAGAAAGCGTCAAAAAAACTGACCCACCTTCTAATATACTGACTCTTTTTTATCTCGGCCACCCAATAAGGGGTAAATAAGTGTCGATTTTCCTTGACTAATATGGGTGATTGCCTATATTATTGAGTAGTCGAGGGGCAATAAGGCTCCCGGCAAAAAGGAGACGGAAACAAAATGGCAAAGAAAACCTTCACAGAGGGTGACAGGGTCATCGTCACCAATCCTTGGACAGGCGACAAATCCAAGGCAATTGTCGTTGGCATAGATCAGCCTGTGTTCAAGGGTTCCTTCTGCGTCTACGGTGGTGAGTTACTTGTACGCTTCGTCACCAGCACAACCGAGGTCGGTGCCATACTGGAGACAGCACGGATCGCAACTGAAGATGTCACGCTTTACGTTCCTTTCTGTGATGTTGACAAGGATCAGACCATCGAAGACGAGCACATGCGCCAGGGGAGCCTATAATATAATGAAAGGGAGCCACACCCTGACACCAGTTTTTTTTTAGAAAGTTGGTGTCAGGCTTGACTTAATATGGGTGATTGCCTATATTGAGTTTCAGTGAGAGGGCAATAAAGCCCCCACTAAAAAGAGGAGCAGCAACATGCCACGAGGACGCGGATGGCACATGAGCACGAACATCGTAGCGGCCAATATCGCCGGAACCGAGGTTGGTGCCATACTGAAGGCAGAACAGATTGCGAAGCGAGCGGCGGACATTATTGACGCCGTATACAAAGAGAAGAGGGAGCGGAATGCCCTGGGTCTGGGCGATGAAGCAATTCCCCCCAAGGATGAAGAGGGCAACAGCATTGAAGATGTGCTGAACGGCTTGGATGAAGGGGGTGATAAGTAGTTTGATGGGGTTAACCCCCGCTGAGGGCTTCAGGGTGGCGCAGCTACGCTTAGACGCCGCGTCTGAAGCCCTTGAAGGTGTATCGGCGGAAGCACTTGCCGCCGCTCAAGCTGCCCTTGATGAAGCAAGGGAAAAGATGGAAAAGATGGAAACCCAGTGCCACCTCTGCGATGGCACTGGGTTTATTCACGAATGGCGACCAGGCAGTGGTGGAATGTGCCGCTGTGGGACTGGCGCCTCTTATTTTGACCCCAGTTAAAAAGGAGACGGGAAATGCATGCACCGCGGAATAGGATTAAGAGGTTTTTCACAGATACCGTCAATGATGCCCTGCGAAAAGACGAGAACCTTGAATTTGTAGCCAATGAACTTGAAAAACGTATTGGGACAAGGGCCTTTAAAATGGACCTCGAACCGCTGCCCTTCACGGCAGGCATTTCTCCTGAAGGTATCACCGGAGATTATATTCGTGAACTGCGCTGCTGTCTCGGTATCACGAAGAAAAAGATGGCTTGGCTTCTAAAGATCAGCCCTGACATTCTGGCCCGGGTCGAACGAGGTCAGTATATCCTTGACCCCCGGCCTGCTTTGGAGTGCTGCAAAATCGGCGAAAAGTTCGCCATTGATGGAACTGTTCCACAGATCAAAGAACCGCCCCGGAAGTTTTCAGGGGGTGGTGAGCCGGTGGGTGGTCGTAAGAGGCGCCGAACCGTTTCAGTGAAAGACGCATTAAAGGAGCCTGGTTTTGCTGCCAGAGAGTTCGGCATTGGAATGGCAATCGGTGGCGGGATTCTTTTTGGAGTCCTGAGTCTCTTCCTTGCTATCTTCTAAGGGCGACCTATTTGGCCCGTCCCTTATGGAGGCCCGCACCGCACTCTTCTCAGGTCTGGGCGTGAGTAAGAGTGCGGTGCATTGCCCGTGTTGTGACCAGCACGTCCAGCAGTACAGAAGGCGGCTGTATAAAGGGCTTGCCGAGATGCTTGTGTGGATGTGTCGCACCTACTCACCGGAGACGGGGTGGATAGATGTCCCTCGGCAAGCCCCGCCAGGCATGGTCAGGGGCGGTGATTACGCCAAGTTGGAATGGTGGGGCCTTATTAAGCACAAGGTCCACGACAATGACCCGGCTCGCAAAGATTCGGGCCTGTGGATACCGTCAGAGCTTGGGCTGGAGTTTTGCTTCCATACGTGGCGTCGCATTCAGTCCCACGTTTTGATTTACAATAACGAGCTGCGCGGATTCGCCGGGGAACCTATTAATATCATTGAAGCCCTCGGCGGTGACGGCTTTCATTATCAGAGGCTAATGGCTGGGGAGTGGTAGGTCAGGTCAGAACGGCCAAATCCTTCGTCCATCGCCGAGCATCGTTGTCCCAGCTTTCCCGTATATGACGCACCACGGCATCGGCACACTGGGCCACGGTCTTATACCTGTCAGTGTCATAGATGGGGCCGCGGTCCCCCATCTGTGGGGGGAGGGTGTCTGTGACGTGAAACTCCAGGAAGTCACGGGGGATCACTGCTTCACCCTGCATCCGTGCCATAACATCCCGTGCATGGCCCCCACTTGCAACCGGGGAAGTGAATGCAACGGTCATGTTTGCCCCATCATCCACCCACACCCCCACCGGCCTATAATGCTCCTGCGGCCCATACGTCCATTCAATCATAAACCTCATGGGTCCACCGTTTCAGGCAATTCGTCTTCTTCTTCTTCCTCGTTCATCTCCGGTGGAGTCCACCCGGTGGCCATAAATTTCCACTCTTCCAGCAGGTAAGCATCCACTCCTGACGTGTCTCCTGCCTTCCTACGCCATGCTTTGATTCTGGCCTGCTCCCTCTCAGTGGCTGGGGTGAGGCGCCACTGGTGAACGTCGTTGTAACTGGTCATTGTCAGAATATCCCCATCTGTTGACCATTCAGCCCCATGAATCATTTTAACTGAAGCCTCATCCTCCTCATATCCCAGGTGCTTGCACAGCAGATAAGGCACGACGCCGGTGATTTTCCCATCATGGTCATACAGCGGTTGGACCCTCACGACCACCACCTCAACCAATAGCGCATACGGCTCGCCATCCAAGTCAAGGAATACCCCCTGCTTAAACGGCTTAAGAAGGGGCAGAATCACATCCCGGGTCAGCTTCTCCACGTCCGTCACTTAACGACCTCCTCGATTGCACGACCATCTGGCAAAACATCCCACCCAGCGTCTTTATATGCTTTTATCACCTCTCGGCGCTCTGTGCTTGTCTTCGTTAAAATTACGTCAATGTCATCAATAAGGGACATCGACGTCTTAAAATCAGTTTCGTCATCGTCTCTTTTTCTGGCAATAGTGTCCCAATTACTCGGAGTTGGCTTACGGTTTTTAGTCTGAAAATCATTCCGTGTATCACCCCAAGCGTCGCCTTTATAAATGGCAGCATCCATTCGCCGAAGGTTTTTGCCCTTAAAGTAGAGCTGCCCCTTTCGCATCCCAGTCTTATGCCGCAGGCGGGTATAAAAGTAAACAGCACCTCCTTTTTGCATATCACCCCCAGGAGACATTCCACTAACTGGAATGCCGATCCTCATTTTTTCATTCGTCGAGGCCATGACACCGTTGTTCTGTAAATACTTACTGATGGATGCCGCCATGTCACCACCAGTATATAAGCTATGCTGCAAGGTAAATCGGTCAGTGTCAGCATCGTCAAGGTCGAATCGATAAAAGGACCTGTAGCCTGCGCTTTTGGTGTAGTCAGGGCCCGGGGTGGACCTCTTTCCAAAGAAAGACGATTGAAATTCACCAGTGGGGTTGTAGTCTGGTAAATCTTGCAATTCAGTGACCCCTGCCGCCTTCATTTTGTCCTTGATCTTCTTTTTCTTTGACCAGTGCTTACGCATTGCAGCAATGCGCTCGCTCTGGCTTGCCCCCCTTGTGTTCAGGTCTTCAATCATAGAAATATATGACGGCGTAATGTGTTCCTTGGTGCAGTATGCCTGCTTTTTTAAATACATGAGCTCAAAGTCATCCGGGGTGGCAACCTTCGTGTCCAGGCCCATTATTTTGATTTTCTCAAGTATTTGATCCATTGTGCCGGCCCCCATGTCACCATTGACTGTCCCCTCAATGATTCCCTGCTGTGCCCTCCATCCGTCGTTATTTCCGTCATACGGCCTATATCTGATGCGCGTCCCATCGTCAAATGTTATTTCATATTGGACGGTATCAGTATCGTAAAAGTTATTGTGCATGGAACTCCCACGAGCGCGGTCGTTATTAACGGTGAGGCCTCCATCGCCCCCCGGCGTCCTTTTCGTAAAATGGATTGTCTCACGGCGGACGGTAAAGCCAGCCGTCGGCGAGGGGGCTGCTGCTGCGGGCACGCTTCCCGGTGGGGGGTTCTGGCGTAGATAAGGCCCATACATCTTCCCAGAAAGATGCGGTGCTGGGTCCGTGACCCCCTCGGGGAAGGTTTTAAGGGCTGTTTTGGACAACACCCCTTCATTCACGTCATCCATCACCTTCATATAAGCCTTTGCCATTTTAGCCACTTCGGGGTCAGCATGGGTTGCCAGAAGGTTTAAGCTCGGCCTTTCAACATTCATGGCATTAAGCGTTGACTCATTAAAGTCAAAATCACCCGACTTGACGTGCATATTAAGGGTTTTAACTGCGGCCTCAATTTTCGGAAAAAACGTATCTTGGGCCATTGGTGTCCCCACCCTCTCACCCCCCACTGGGGTTGGCAGACCCCCTTCGATGTTTTGCTTGTTAATCCATTCCATGACCTTCTCACCCCCGGAATGCCTGACCTTAAGGTCGAGGTTGGCCCGGTCATGTCCTACGCCGGCGCTGTCAGTCATATGGTCGGCGTAATAAACTGCCCGGAGGTCTTCAATGTCTTCCCCATCAAGGTCTATGGCCTTCCCCTGCCACCCATGCTCCTCAGCTTCTTCGGCTACTTCGCGAAAGGCTTGCGGGAGAACCCCTTCAACGTCCACCGCCGGTGCTGCTTTCTGCCCAAACGTAAAAGTCTCATCCTTCAGGGCCCGCCGGTAATACCCCTCAAAGTCGGCCCGCAGCGCATTTTTCCGCGCCACGGCCAGATCAATGAATTCCACCCGCTGGGCCCTGGTGCGAAAGCGGTTTTGAGCATATCCTTCGAGCATGTCCCGGTACTTAGTTTCAGGGATCGCCTCGAATTGCTCGATTGCCTTTAAGGTGACCACCGGGTCATAAAAATCAAGCTCTATATCCCCATCCCGAAGCGCCTTCATGGCCGTATTGTAAATCGGCTCAGATTCACCGAATGCACTATTCGGGTGATAATCAAAATCGAGTTTATCGTCACCCAGGAACTTGAATGCCTGCCCCTTGTCAATGCCGACAATGCGGCCATCTGGGAAAGTGATCAGCTGACCGGGGTGCCCGTCATGGTTGCTGATTAGCCAATCCAGAACATGCTCTTTCTGAATGGTCTCCAGCTGGGATGGGGTTAGCCCAGTGATCGGCTTATTTCTCAGGTTACCATCAGACCCCTCAATCCACCGCTGAATGCTGCCCCGGCGGCCATCGGACAGCTCCACAAAGCGAGCCTCAGCTGCAACGGGGTCCACGAGTCGTTGCAGCTTATAGGCAAACTCGTCCACCATCCCCCTATAAGTCGCTTCCTTTTTCGTTGCGTGGGGAAACGGCTTAAACATCCATTTGTCACCGCTTGGGTCAAGCCAGAATTCCTTAGAATGGGCCCCCCCGATATTGGCAACTTCTTTGAAGGTGAAGTGGTCGGCTGGATCTATGCCCTCCCATGCCTGGTCCACCTTTTTCCATTCGTCCAAGTGAGCCGTTGGTGAGGGCGGCGGAGCGGGTGCCTGGACTATAGCCGGGGAGGGCGGCCCCAGCTGGTCCTTGACGGTTTCTGAGGCTTGTTTAGCCTTGGCGCTCGCCTTCCCGACGAGCTTGCCGTCTTTGTATTTCTGGAGGATTTCGGCGGAATCAACAGGGGTGATCTTCTTCGAGGTGACCAGCTTCTCATATTCGAGGTGGAACGCCATCGCCTCGGGTGAAACCAGGGCGGCGGCCTCATCCTCGGCGGCCTTAATCGCTTTCGCAACATCAGACGGCCCCCAGGAAGCCTTGTCAAAGACCGTTTCGTGTATGCCCCCTGGGCCCAGGGCGAGGTCTTTGGCTTTCTTCTTCGTCTTCTTCAATGCGGCCGCGGTCAGCTTTCCCTCGCTGATCGAATTAAGAAGGGCGGTATATTCCTCAATCTTTCCAACATTGGAGCTTGCCTTGCCCACATCAATCGCATCTTTAACTGCCTCGGAGACCCCCACCTTGTCTAATCCGAAGGCCATTGAATCAAGGTGAACGCCTTCGTCCCCCGCCTTAACGGCTTTTCTAATAAAGCCCTGAACATCAGGATTATTAGGGTCAGAACCCTCAATTTTTAAGATGAGCGCGTCAAAGTCGGTTTTTTTGCCGATTGCTTGGATCTGCCAGGAGTAGCCAAGGACTTGATCCTCATAAGGCTTCATCTGTAGGTCATTAAAGAGATTTGAGTGAAGCATTTCACTCCAAGCCGCCTTTGCTTCAGAGTGCACGTCCTCCAATGACTTAATGCCATCTTGAACCTTGGTGTAATCTGCGGCTTCCTGGAACTTGAGAATTAGGGGGGTCTGCTTTTCTCCAATGGCTGCTGAAATCCTCTGCTCATATTGCTGCCCCCAGGTTGCCTTTATATTTAGGTCGGGGGACAGGGCTTGAGCTTCATCAAGAAGGGGCTTCAGCTTCGGATCAAATTCTATCTCTGCATGGACCCCTTGCCCCCATTCCTCCACCTGCTTTTTTGCCGCTGCTGGTATCTTAAGCTCAATGTCTTGGCTGACAATCTTGAACTTTGCACCGTTGATTCCATCGGTAACCAGCTTTTCCTTGACACCAAACTCATCAGCTGCTGCCACTGCCTTATACAGTAAAAGGTCTTCATCAAGCAGCTTTTCAAGGGGTTTCAGCGCCTGCTTCGCTTCCCAGATCGCCGGCGCAAGGCTTGCCTTTTCACCCCCTGGGAGCTTCAAGTCTGAGGCTTTGTGAAACTTAAGGGGGTCAATCTCCGACACCATGCTGAGAGTGCTGTCGATCTTCTGCCCGAGCTTGAGCTTCTTTCTCAGCGCCTCAAGGGCGGCCTTGGCGGCCGTATCAGCGGCCAGATCCTTCGCAGCAGCGATTGCCGCCTGTTGCAGGGCTTCCTGTGCGGCCTTAGTGGTTGCCCGGCTAACGGCGGCCTTAGAGGGTTTAAGGGGAACCCCTGTAAGAGTGGTCTTTGCCAGCCCGGCCCCTTGCAGCTGGGCCTCGGGGACATCGTCGAACCACTCGGGGCGCCCGGCTATTAAGACGCTGCGACAGAGATGGAACGGACTGAGCCGCGGCGGGCGGCCATATTTGGAATTGTCCCACTGCTCCAGGGACATCGCTTTCTGGGTGGAGGCCGATTCACAGATCCTTGTCGAGCGGGAATCCTGGGGGTTGCTGTTCCTAAAAACGGCCTCATCGCCAAGGGTTTCCTCGGCCAGGGCCTCATGGGTGCGGTTGATTATGCGGGTCGACTCGATGCGGGCAATGGCCTGGGCCCGCTGTCGGATCGAGCGGTGAATGGTCTTCCCGCTCATCGACTTAATGGTAAGCGGCTTTATGCGGCCCCCTTGGATTAGCCTCGACTTCAGGCTATCGACGTTCGGGTCGTAGTGATCCACGGGAATTCCTTCAACGACCGAGTCGAGCATGGTCTGCCGAAACCACGTCCCGACGTCATCGCCCACCGTGTTCATCACCTGATAACCCTGCTTGAACCCGACGGTTAGAACGCCCTTTTCGGCGATGGAGATGTTATCGAAGGCGCTTTTAACCAGCTCGGGCGACAGATCGCCGACGTCGAGGTTCACTGAGGCCAAGCGGCGCCCGGCTTTGTGCATCAGCGGGACAGTCTTTTCCGACCACGCCTTGCCCGGGCCCACGAGCACGCTGTCGATCTGGGGCTTTACAGTGTCACGGTAATAAGCCCCCGCGGCTTCAAGGTTCGCGGGGATGTTTTGTATCTTCCCATCAGCATCAGTGAGCAGCGCCTGAAACAGCTTCTCCTGCTTCGCCAGCTCGACCTCTGCAGCGCCGAAAATGCCCTGTAGCTCCACGGCAGCAGCCCCCACGACCTCCTTTTCGAGGGTGTCTCGAAGCTGGTGCATTTCCGCGATCATTGTGGGTATAGTGAGCGGCATTTATTAATTCTCTGACGGGTCCCTTGGGACCAGTAATTCATCGGGAATGAGTTGATCCATCCTCTGTTGTGGGATTTCTATGTGCAGCGAAGGCAGTGCTTCGTTCATCACATCGCGGGTCGAATGAAACAGCCGCCCCCCGTTAAGGCGGCGGTAGACGTAGAAGGTCGTTTTCCAGACGCCGATTCTGACAATCCTTGCGGGGCTGCCCTCTAATATTACAATTTCATCGACGACGTAGGTGCCGCTGCGCAGTACCATAATCGAGGTGACGAACGACTTGATCGTCTCCTTAAAAACGATTATCCCGACAAAAAGGCAGACCAGCCACCAAAATTCGCCGAGAATCACCATCACCTCCTCGGCCAGCGGGGAGGTGATTTTATC